TGTCTAACCTTCGTGTTGGTACAGCGGACAATGATGTAAATGCGCTTCGCTCTATGGGGATGTTGCCTAGCGGTTATGCCGTTAATGACTTCCTAACAGATCCTGATGCGTTTTTCATCATGACAGATGCTCCTCGTGGAATGATCCACTTTGAGCGTACTGCGTTGTCTACTGGCATGGAAGCAGACTTTGATACAGGCAACATGCGCTTTAAAGCTCGTGAGCGTTACAGCTTTGGCTTTTCGGATCCACGTTGTATTTTTGGTTCCCCTGGAGCGTAAACTGTGTTACAAGGAGATGTCCTTCAGTTACGGACATTCCTCCCTGTTTGTGATTGGGGCAACTTCGGTTGCCCCTTTCTTTTTGTGTGAAACTTCTGTATGGTTGAGGTATCCCTGACAATCGCATTGTGCGATTGACTCACCCAAGACAGGAGATCGACATGGGTACGACAACTTTTTCTGGTCCTATTAAAGCAGGAACCATTAAAGAGACTACGGGTACAACCCTTGGTTCAAATATCAAAAACACTGGTCAAGTAGTAATGTCTCAGACATTTGCGGCAGATCTATCTGGCGGTGCCTTAGCGGCGTCTGTAACAGATGTTGTGATTCCCGCAAATTCTCAGATCATAGATTGTGTTCTTGACGTTATTACAGCAGCGAGTGGTGCGACAAATATTAGTGTTGGTGATACCGTTGGTGGCGCGGCAACTCTTGTAAATACATTTGCAATTGGAACTACCGCCGGACGTAAATATCCAACTACTCAATCTGGTGGTGCTTTAGCGTGGGAAGACACAGGAACAACGGATATTCGTTTAACTGTGACCAACTCTGCTGCAACATCTGCGGGTGAAATCCGCATAACCATTTTGTATGCTCAAAACAACAATCTTGGCTAATAGGAGGGCTTCATGGCTGCTTCTATTTTTACAAAGACAGCTACGGCAACCGGGACATTACAGGGTGGTCGAACTAGGTTAAAAGCCTTTTATGTAAAGACTGCTAGTAGTGGTTCGCCTGCGGTTGTGTTTAAGAATGGTTCTTCTGGTGCAACTTTGTTGTCCATGGTTTTTCATACTTCTGACGACAATCAGATAACGATACCAGATCATGGCATCATCTTTAATGATGAGTGTCATGTGACGCTTACCAACATTGACTCAATCACAGGTTTCTTTGGGTAATACGATGGCGAAGCGTAAAGCGGATAAGATGCCAAAGAGAAACAAGAAAAATTTCCGCCCCACTAAAAAAGGGGCGGGGATGACAGAGGCTGGTGTAAAAGAATATCGTCGTAAAAATCCTGGTTCTAAATTAAAAACCGCTGTAACAGGTAAAGTAAAACCTGGTAGTAAAGATGCAAAGAGAAGAAAGTCTTTTTGTGCTCGTTCTGCTGGACAGATGAAAAAATTCCCAAAGGCAGCAAAGGATCCAAATTCACGGTTGCGACAAGCAAGAAAGCGTTGGAAATGTTAAACAAACAAATCACTCTAGCTCTTGTTACAACTGTTTTGGGAGTCATAGGTGCTATAAGTTACAACTGGGCGAGTTGGACAACGGAAACGTTAATCGCAGTTGATAAGCGCACAGAAGTTATGGCAACTCAAATAGAGTATATAAAACTAGAAATGGAGAGAATGTATGGCAATGTCACGTCGTCAGATGTCCCAACAAGTGTCCAAGCCTCCGCAGATGAATAACGGAATGCCAAGAGGTCTGACCTACTATAAAAAAGGTGGAAAGGTTTCCTCTAAGTCAAAAGGCAGTAAAATTTGTCCAGAGGGCAAGGCTTGGGCAAAACGCACCTTTGACACATATCCAAGTGCATACGCAAATTTGGCAGCTTCAAAGTATTGCAAAGACCCTAATTATGCCAAGAAATCAAAAGGTGGTAAACGAAAGGGTAGATAATGGTGGTTAATAAAAAGAAAAAAGCTGCTGTTAAAAAGGTGATAAAGAGTCTGAACAAGGCTTCAAAAGCACATGCAGGTCAAGCAAAGAAACTTCAAAAAGTGATTGCCCCTACAAAAAGGCGTAAATAAATGGGTGAGCTTAAAAAGTGGTTAGATCAAAAGTGGGTAAGGATAGGAAGAGATGGTAGTATCAAGGGTGAGTGCGGGACTTCGAAAGATAAAAAGAACCCTGACCGATGCCTTCCGGCAGCTAAAGCACGTTCTCTTTCTAAGAAAGATAGAGCGGCAACTGCAAGGAAAAAGAAAAAAGCTGGAGCAAAAGGAAAAACAGTCGTCGCAAACACCAAAAAAGCAAAGGTCCGAAATCTCCGAGAAGGTGGAGAAATCAGAGAAATTGAATACACCAAGGCGAAGAGGCCGTCCAAAAGGAAGCAAAAACAAGGCGAAGCCATCGCAAAAGGGTGCGGGGCGATAATGAAAGACAGACGTAAAGTGACCAAGGGCGCGGTGCGCCAGTTTTAAGGAGTGGGCTTATGGCTATGAAGAAAAAGGGCTATCGAAACGGTGGCAAAATTAAACCTAAAGGCATGAAGAATGGTGGTAAAGTCAAGCCCAAGGGTATGAAGAATGGCGGAAAGGTTAAGCCCAAGGGTATGAAGAATGGCGGAAAGGTTAAGCCCAAGGGTATGAAGAATGGCGGCAAAGTCATGCCTAAAGGTATGGCTAAAGGCGGCAGAGTTGGTGGAGCGCAGCTTTCAGGCAAGGGCTTCAAAGGAATCTTCTAAACCAAATGCCATATCTACAAAGTAACATCCCTTATTTTAAGGCATGGGTTCGTCGTGAATATACTCATAATCATGAAAAATATCACGGCGAATTTTTGCACGCTATGGTCGTTGCTGTAACAACCATACCTAATCGGTCTCTTAGTTTTCAGGTTATCTTCACTGGTTGTGAGGCAGAAGGCGAAGAAGAGGATACTGTGCATGGAGGCGCGATGTGGGCGCGTATGCCTATAACGGCTTTGGTTGCAGACATTCCTTTGGAAGAATGGCCTGAACCAATGGCTGCACATGATGCACAACCTTGGGACTGTTCTTCACATCATCATGCTGTTTATACTTTAGATCGTGCCACGCCTTGTCCTTGGATGGCAAAGATTGATGGCAGATTCTTTCCGGCAAAGTATCTGTTTACTGTGGACTATACAGGGTCAGAGATAGCAGATGATCCTGCGCAGCATAAGCAAAGTCACGTTATGCAGCTACTAGATGCAGAAGAGTGGACGGGTAATATTGTTGCTTTGCCAAATAATCGAGTTCGTGTAACACATCCGGCATGGTTTGCGTTGGGTGAGGGTGCTCCAGACTTCAGGCCCTCTCAACATATACACTATTCAAAAAGTGATTTAGACTATACACTGGACGTGAATAGAGTATTTGACAACCTTTATAATGAGGATGAAGAAAATGGCGAAAAAAATACCTGAAGGACCAAAAGGAGCAGGGTTACGCGCTTTGAAAGCAAAAGCTCCCGGTGTTGTAAAGAAGATGGGTTTTTCAAAAGGGGGCAGAGTGCAAGCAATGAATCCTGTCCAGCCAAACATGATGTGTCCTAGAAAACAAGAGGCTTCTAAAGGAATGAAGTAATGACAACATCTGGTTCAAGAGATTTCAACTTAGATGTTGGAGAGGCCATAGAAGAGGCTTATGAACGGTGCGGATTAGAAGTACGCACTGGGTACGACGCTAAAAGTGCGCGTAGATCTATGAATTTGATGTTTGCAGACTGGGCAAATCGCGGCTTGAACTTGTGGACAGTTAAAGAAGCTAATTTTACTGTAACACAAGGAACGGCAGAATATTCTTTAGCGGCGGATGTTGTAGATTTACTTGATGTAGTTGTTCGTAGAGACGGCACAGACTTTGAGATACAAAGGATTAGTCGTGGCGATTATGCAACACTTCCAAATAAAACTACTCAAGGTAGACCTAGCCAGTTTTTCTTAGATCGTCAGATAACTCCAAAGATTTATTTGTGGGCCACTCCTGAAAACTCAACGGATCAAATTCGTTATTACTACGTTCGTAGGATTGAAGACGCTGATGCTCTTGTGAATACAACGGACATGCCTTTTCGTTTTTATCCTTGTATGGTGGCGGGTTTGTCTTATTACATTGCGATGAAACGTTCACCAGAGCGCATTCAACTTCTCAAGACGGTGTATGAAGAAGAGTTTCAACGCGCAGCGGATGAGGATCAGGGCAGAACGCCACTCAAGCTACAACCTAGCTTGAGTTATTTGAGGGTCTAATGTCATACGCTAGTGGTAAACATGCTTATGGTATATCAGATCGGTCAGGTCGCCGTTACCGTCTTCGTGAGATGAAGACAGAATGGACTGGTGCAAAGGTCGGTCCTGATGAATTTGAGCCAAAGCATCCACAGTTGTTTCCTCCAAGAGCTTTTCCTGATCCTCAAGCCTTGCGAGATCCACGACCAGATAAAAAAGAAATAGTTCAAGCGTTTGTTGGTGTTCCTTTGGTCGAAAACCCTAACTTAGTTGTGCCTCGCATGGTTGGACAAGTGGGTGAAGTCGAAGTCACGACAAATGAAAGCCTTGTTTCTTTCAGTGTAACGGGAGTATCTGCTGCCGGATCGGTTGGCTCTGTGGAAATAATTGCACAAGCGGTTTCTGTAACGACATCTTCTTTAAGCTCTACTGGGGAAGTTGGAACAGTTACAATTCCAAACGAGAGTGTGAGCGTTTCTGGAGTATCTGCTGCCGCATCAGTTAGTTCGGTCTCTGTAGGCGGTGATATATCTGTTACAGTTACTGGTTTGTCTGGCATCAGTTCTGTAGGCTCTGTATCGCTGGTGATGGACGTTACAATTACTTTGACAGGTTTAGGGGCAACGGGTAGTGTTGGAGCGGTAACGGTTTCCACAGGCGGTGCGTGGGCGCTTGCCTCTGGCTCTTGGAATGATTCAGGGGTATGGAGCGATAGCGCAAATTGGAATGATGGCTCTTAGAGGACTGTATAATGGGCACATTTTCGGATGGTGAAAGCGGATCTTCGGTTCGTACAAAGATAAACGCTGCGATTGAAAAAACAGAGGGCACCTCTGCGATATCTACTGTTGATATTAACGGTGGTGCAATTGATGGCGTGACGCTTGGAACAAACTCTGCCGTCACGGACTTGCGTGTTGATAATATTAAAGTTGATAGCAATGAAATTTCAGCAACAAATACAAACGGCAATGTTCAAGTTACTCCGAATGGTACAGGTGTCGTTGAGGTCAAAGGCGCAGGTGGCAATGATGGGACGCTTCAGTTAAACTGCTCTGTAAACAGTCATGGCGTTAAAATAAAATCACCACCACATTCTGCGGGTGCTTCTTACACATTAACGTTACCTAACAATGACGGCGATGCTTCACAGTTTTTGCAAACTGACGGTTCAGGAACTTTGAGTTGGGCGGCGGCTC